GCGCACATTCCGTGCCGTTCCTTTGGGGAACCGTACGGACTTGTCGTTCTGCGACAGAATGATAAGGCTCATGTCTGGACTGACCTTGATGGGTTGTTCGCGGCACGCAACCGCGAACCGTCTTACGGCCTCCACGCCGTAGCGCCTCGTGAGAGGTGCTATGTTGCACGGTGGAGGAAGACGCTTCCCAAACAAGGCAGTCCTCTTAATCCATGCTGGTCTTCCCGCGTCCCGAACTCTCTTGGTTTCGCCGCCATAAGCAACGAAGCACCTCTCAACAAGAGATGCTTTCCAGGCGACAATCCTAGAGAGCGGTACCTCAACGCCACTGTCGTCAACCAGGTTAACGTCAAACCGCTTTTGAAGGCGGTAGAACGCACCTGGCTCAGTGGGCTGAGGAACCATGGAGCGCGGGAAAAGGCCCTCCTCTCGGAAAGGACGCTTTCCTGCGAGTCTCGTGCCTACATCTTTCGAAAGGCCCTTGGACAGGGCCTTCGCAAGACGACAACGCAAACTACGAGATACCGCAAGACCTCTACCCGTGTACCCAAGACCGCCAGCCTCCAAAGGAAGGTGGAGTCTTGGGTCCTTGACAAGCCACGGGAAGAGGGTCTTCATCACTCTCTCCTGTCGATTGAGGCGTCGGTTTCCACACCGACCCTCGGCCGCGACCGGTGCGCAAAGACCGGGTTGCGGGACAGGAGGAGCGAAGATGACAAGCGTCCTTTGTCGTCCTTTCCTGTCGATCCCTCTGACGCCCAAAGTCTCGCAGAATGTGAAGAAACTGTGAGAGCGATGAGTTTTGGAGAGATTGACACCGGCACCAACCGCTTCGACAGCGCTGCAGTAGTCTTCCATCTCGAGTTGTTCTGCTCGAGGGTAGGTAGACGTCAGACCCACAGCGTCGTCTCCGTGGCAGGCTCCTGCGCGGAACGCCCCGGTTGCCCAGGCCGAAATCCAGGAGAGAACGACAAACGACAGAGGAGTGCCCATCGGACTTCCCCGCCTCGCCTCGGCCTCGACACCGTCCCAGGTGACGAGGGTACGAGGGTACACCCCGAGGCTCCTCAGGGCGAGAGGGAGATCACTCTTGCGAATGACTCCCGCTGCCCCGAGGGCCTCTATGACGGTTCGGATGGCGTCGTGGTGCAAGCCGTCAGTGGCCTTTGTGAGGTCACTGGAGACAAGCTTACCACCAACGCCACTCCGCAGGTTGATCGGGAGAGACCTTCCGTCGTCCACGTACCAGTGCTCCTTAGGGAGCAGGTTCGCGGACCGACGGAGCCAGTCACCTTCCACGAAGGTAAGAGCGTCAGGAACCGTGACGACTCTGAATTTCATGCCGGGCGAACGGAGGGCCTCCGCCCTCGACCGCGGAGGGGTCTTGTTAAGACTCCGACCGTGGCGAAGGGCGAGGACGCCCACCGCGCGTACAGCAACCAACCTATCCGCACTCCAAGTCATCCCAAAGCCAACCTCGCGTCGAATCAACGACAAACAGTATCGACCGAGGCTGTCCTGGGCGTGGCGCTTCAACCGTGGATCCTCTTGAACGGGCTCTGGAAGGTCGCAGAAAGGAAGGTCAACCCTCCCACTGTCACTCCACTCGTTAAGAGGATTCACGGTTTCGGCAATCCAGCGCCGCCCGACTTGGAGAAGGAAACCGTCAATCCCGCCGCGAGCTCCAGAGAGCTCGTAGCAGGAGGATGTACTGGCGGGGAGCGAACTCGGAACCCTCATGCCCCTTCCCTCCACGGAAGCGGTGACAAACTTGCGAAGGTTACCGAGTATCGCATCCGATGTGGAACCCCTGGCGGTGCTCGCTCTCTTGTGCTCTTCGAGGACAGACCTCACCCCTCCAGATGGGGGTCTGGGGAAACCTCGAGAGCAACGAGAGAAGGAGAACCCGTCAAGTGCCTTACTCCTCGCGAGATCTCCCATTGCGACGGCGACCTCCCTAGGGAAGTGCTGCGGCAAGAGGGAGAAGGAACGAAGAGCGCGGCACCTGACGTACTCGCAAAGCTTCTTCAACACTTTAGCGGTCCAGACGTAGCCACGGAAACGAACCGTGCGTTTGAACCAGTGATGGAGATGCCAAGCGAGAGCCAGGGAGTCCCAGCCAGCATGGACAAGACCAGCCCAGCAAGCTGTCCAAACTTGCTGGGTTGGAGACAATTCGCCTCCACGGTGTCGGTCGGCGTGTGCTCCCTTACGGGAGGGCACGTCGCACTGCTCCGCAGGATGGCTCTTTACAAGAGATGGTAGTCTCTTGTAGGTGTTCCGTGTCATGCGGG